CACCAACTGATTTTGCGATAGCAATAATTTGTTCATCTACGAAATCTTTTTCATTTTTTTCACGCTTAAAACCTAGCTGTACTATAAGTGATGCTAGATAGATAGGCCCCTCTCCGCCGGATTGGTTATTGACTGCAGATGGGTACATCGCAGACGGATCTGAGTATGTGTGATTTGTAAATAACACTGTAGTTTTTGCAACCGCTGCTGGAATTGTTATGACGCGGAGAAGCCCTTTGATGTCTTTCGCACGAAGACCCATATCGGCGGCGTCTTTCCCCTTTTCTGCATCCGCAACTTCTTTACCCCCTGCTAAATTTCCCAATGAATCTATAACGATCATTATCCGCTTTTGTAATCCCAAATCAATGATATTATTAAGGACCTTTAATACTTGATTTCGTGCATTATTTACAGTGTTAACTGGATAATGTTTAATGCGTGAAGGATCCCCGCCCAAATTTTCTACCGTTTGTGCATCAACGGCGATTTCTGAGTCGAATACAATAGCCCAATTTTGGGGATCCTTTTTCAAATGATTTGCTACTATTTTTTGAGTGATTAGTGTTTTTCCGCAGCCAGAAGGGCCCACAAACCCCACAACACGACCATTTTGAACTCCCTTATAACAGGATCCGGAAATGATGGAGTTTAGTGCATATGATCCGGTATCTGTCCATTCATCTACAACGGATAATGCACTTTCAGATAGCGTGGCTCCCCATGGATTCAATTCATCCATTCCTTCGAATATGGTTTTTACCTTATCACGCGGTTTATCCCCCTTCTTCGAACGTTTGCTTGTGGAGGTTTCTTCTTGAATAGCTGCCGGTGTCTGTTCGTCTAAATCATGTTTAATGGATTTCGCCATATTATTCCACCTCATCAAATAATTTCAATACTGGTGCAGCTGATGTAGCTGGTGTAGCTGGTGGTTCTATATTCGATACGGCCGTTGGTTGAATAATTTCTTGAGGGTTGAAAATGTGATCATATTGCCCATATAAGCGAAAATCAAAACCACCCTCAAAATCAATACGTGTGATCTGTGATTGCACATATTTAAAGACAACCGGATTTTTCTTTACTCCTTGAAATTCTTTAAAATATACAGGCAGTAGCTGAAGAGCCATTCCGCCAGATGGTTGTCCCTTTTCCCCAAATTGGGGAACTATATTAACCACCACAGGATTCTGTATGTGTATAAACTCTGGAGTTTCGTTAATCAATTCACCGATAATTGTGCGTTGCGCTGCATCTAAAAATGTTACTAAATTTTTATTGGACATGTTATTTCTCCTTTTATTATTATTATATATTATTCTTTAAAAAAGTCAAGCAAATCGACTGTATATTCGGCTTGCAAATCAACCATTTTCCAGCGAGCAGCTTCGAATAAACGCTCAACGGCAGGTTCTAAAATTTTCTTAAACATCTTATTATAGTCTGGTGTTATGTTTATAAATTCTTCTGGTATTTTATTTGAAAATGCAAGATTCTTAATATTAAATTGATTGTTTGGGAGAACATACACCCATTTAACGCGGTCTTCTGATTTAAATAATTCATATTTGTCCATTAGGCCATATTCTTTAAGTAAGTTGTTGTAATAAATTGCTCCGGCTACGGCCACTGGGGTGGATTTTGCTTTTGAAAATCCTATAGCTTTTGATGAATATTTATCAAAGGTTTTAATAGAAGATCTAAATGCAATTTCTTCGGCTGGCATTTTTTTGAATTTCTCATATTGTTCTCTATATACATCAAGTGTTTTTGTTCTGTCTTTTGTGTGTAACAGCGCAATAACTACATTTTCTATCATTTTTTTAATCGCCTCACTCATGGTACTTTTGACGAGTTCCACGCCGACGGGTTTAATTATATTACATGGTTTTGGTTCTCTTTTACCTTTGTCGCGAATGTCGAGAATATAACGCTTCTTGGCTTGATAAAGTCCTGTGGCGCATATAGTTTCACGCTTGAAATGAAATCTTGGATCTATGGAATTTAATGTTTCTTTACTCCAGTTAGTAATTTCTGTATTGAGTACATCATTAAATTCGTTTATTATTTTATATGCATTCGGTGTGATTAATTCATTTTCGCCCATTAGTGCAATATTCAATTTATCAAGTATCGGTTTAATCGAACAATGGCAAGAATCTGTATCATTATAATGTGTAATGGGATTTGATATTTGATATTTTTTTTGTGCGTATTCATCTAATATGCGGCTAGCTTCTTTGATTACTGCTCGTCCTGTGTTTGTGATAGAGGCAGCACCGTCGATATCGTATAATGGACCGAACTTATTCGCGAATACACCATAAATAGAATTTAAAAGAATTTTAAATGTATATTGAAGGATATCCAATTGTTCGGCTCGTATAGTATTTTCATTATATTTTTCAGATCCTACTTTACAATGTGTTTGGGATTTTTCAACTAATGACATTTCTTTTTGATTCAACACACGTTCGGCATATAATCCGTCAACATATTCAGGTACGATGCCCCTTTCCTTTTGGGAATATAATATTTTTGCCTTTGATATGGATATTTTTTCTTTATGCAAAAACTCAACAAACTGTTCTTTCGTTAATGTATGTTCTTTGCCGTTGATAAGTTTAATTAATACTTCATTAGATTTTTTATCCAATGATATCACCTTTCCTACTTTAGTTTCTGGTGAGAGATTTAGTGTGATAATAACGTTTGGATATAGACTATCAGCATCAAAAGTAACAACACTTTCTTTTAGTCCCGGTTCTATTTCTTTAACGAATCCGCCGGAATAATTGCCCATGTCATCATTTTCAAATGTACATAAAATTTGATTGCGTTTTAATGCTTGTGCAGCAATTGCACCAGACACCACGGCAACTTTACCCATGGTAGCTTCAATATTACAATATCCTTTATGGGATATGATTCTCATGGTTTTTAAAAATCTTAGTTTTTGTTCAAGTTTAATTAAAATATTAACATCTTGAATATTATAGTCCACATAATCTTCCCAATGATTTTCTGATAAATGGGCTAGGTTCATCGCATTTATATCAGTTTTACCACCTACACCCTCTACCTTACCTATATAATCGAGTTTATATGATTCTCTTTTTTCTCTAGAAAATGTTTTGTATACGTCCATGTAATCCAGACAATTCACCCCATGAATAACCCAACGACCTACAGTTTTGCCAAATTTTTGGGCTATGCCTTCTTTATAGTAAATTGAATTGACGGGTGAAAGTCGTTTTGCTTCTTCTAAACTTAATACATGCGTAATGCGATTAATGATATACGGGATATCGAAACCATCAGAATTCCATCCAGATACAATGTCTGGATGATCGGCAGTCCACATATTTATAAATTTTCGTAAAAGATCTGCTTCTGATGTGCAGTAATGATATATTGCACTATCTAATTTGGGTGTATATGGTTTTAATCCAAATGTGTGAAACTTCTTTGATAGAGAATCATATATAGTTATCAGATTGATTGGAAATTTTGCTTCTTCTGGTTTTGGAAATTCACTAGGGGAATATACCTCAATATCCAATAAACATATTTTTAATAGATTAGATGAAAATTCGGGTGCATCATTTAATCCTATATATGTTTCAAGCAAAAATTGTTGTTCTGCTTTGAGATTAAAAAATAGGCGTTTAACACCGCACTCCTTTACATAACGTCTTCTTTCGAATTGACTTGGAAATGTAAGTTTTTTGAGGTTAGTATTAAAAATAGAAATCGCGTCTGATTTATTTGTAGTTTCTACATATAAATATGGATTAAATGGTTCAATCTTTTCTATGCGGTTTTTATGGTCATCCCATGTCCATAAATGCATGCATTTTTTTCTGGCATCATACCAGACAGACCTATATCCGCAATTATTATTCATAATTTTTGCTTCACTTATTAATTATCACACAATGAGGGTTTTTCGACATTGATCGATATACCCCGGTTCAAATTCGATAAAGTTGACATCTTTCATGTTTAAACAAAAAATACTATGTGTAGCAAGAATTATTTGTAGATCATTGAATTGCGGCAATATTTGAGAAAACATTTTATTTTGCAGCGCAATACTTAATGCCCGTTCTGGTTCATCCAAAAGTACGGTCTGTGGTCCTGTATGTGGTAAACTATTCCAATATTCTAATTCTCTTTTACAATCTTCATATTTATATCCTGGCGGAATATCAGATACATTATATGTGGGTATGTCTCGTATCATATTGAATACTTTATTTACCTTTTTTATCCTATACTGTCCTGATGATGGTTTTTCTGCTAATAAGTCCATTTGTTCTGCCTCGCATGTGATGCCATCATCTGAATGTTTTTCATTCATGTAAAAAAACGTATCATTAACCTTTATATCACCATCATTAAAAAAAGATGGTGTTCCATCCCAGTCCACAGTTGCTTGACACCTAGATGGTGTTATTCCTAAATATGCAAAAGGGAATTTAGTGGATGCTAAACGCATAGGATCGTTGAAATCTGTCCATCCACCACCACATATACCACAATATGCCTTTATGGTGTTTAGAATTACGCTTTTCCCCACCCCATTCGGCCCAAACAAAATATTAATCCCCGATTTAAATTCAAATCGTCTTTCACCTATATATGGCAACTCTAACGGAAAGCCGTTTTTGTATTGTATGTAATATATCATGTTGATGTATAATATTATATTATATTATATTATATTATATAAAACTCAACCAAATTAATTTGGATTATGAGTTAAAAGTGCCTTTCTGGTTGTATCTCCGAATTTTGTATAATATAATTCAACGAATTCATCTAGATGATCATCCAACCACATAGAGTCTGCATATTCGCGCGCCTTTTTAGAATATTTCATATAATTATTTTCATTTTTAGTAAGGAATTTGAGTTGATCTATTAATTCAGATCCTCTTTGAAATCTCAATGGCGCGTCTTTATACGTAACCAGATCTTGAAACGCACCAGGAATGCC